TCGTCGTCCGGCTGCGCCATTGCTTCGGCAGCCTCGGCTCGTAGCTGATCGTCCTCGGCAACGATCACCGGGCAGTACCAATCGCAGACACCGAACTCGTCTCGTTCGGTCTGGCAGACTTCACACTTGCTCATGTCTTACTAATGCTCGCAGCCACGCGAAAGCGGAAATGGCTGAGCGGGGTGGAATTGAACCACCTGTCGGACGGCCAGGCCCCTCGTTTTACCCGTCCCGTTCCCAATTGGTTCGGCCCTGCGCGTGTCACCGTCCACGCCGCCGCTCAAGCTTAGGGCAGCACGTCTGCCGTCCTGAAGTGCAGTGTATCAAGTTCGCCGGCTCTGGCTGATGCCACGCCCGGATCAGAGAAGGGAGTCCGGCTCTTGCAGTACAAATCGACACCGCTCGAACTGGTCGAAATCAAGGCCGGTGATGCGGGCATGCAGTTCACGGCGTACGCCAGTACGTTCGGCAACACCGATCACGGTGGCGACGTTGTAGAGAAGGGCGCGTTTGCCGAGTCACTCAAGTCACGCCCGTTCCGCCCATTGCTCTGGCAGCACAACATGAGCGAGCCAATCGGCATCGAGAAGTCGATCAAGGAAGACGGCAAGGGCTTGCTCGGCACGTGGCAACTCGTGGACACGACACGCGGCCAAGAAGCGTACAAGCTACTCAAAGCCGGCGCGGTACGCAGCATGAGCATCGGCTACATTCCGACGAAATGGGAGTTCGAGGATACCGGCGACGGGCCGATGGACATGACGCGCCGGCTCAAAGCCGTTGATCTGCTAGAAAATAGCGTCGTCAGTTTGCCGATGAATGAGGAAGCTACTGTCCAGAATGTCAAACACCTCGCGTTTTGCGCTTCCTGCATGGAAGCTATCGACGCTGTTGACGAGGCGCTCAAAGCGACGTGGACGACAGCCTACGTCAACTCGCTTCCTGACTCAGCGTTCGCGCTCGTGTACACCGACGACGAAGGCAACAAACAGCGCAAGCTTCCGCACCACAACGCTGACGGTGCTGTGGACTTGCCGCACTTGCGCAACGCGCTGGCGAGGGCTCCGCAGATGACCGGGGTGTCTGACGCGCAGCGCAGCAAAGCCATTTCGCACCTCGAAAGCCATGCAAACGCAGCCGGCGTCGGCAAGGCTGACGAAGATCATGACGAGCCGAGTCTCGCTGAACTGAGCACAGCAGAACTCGCACGGCTCATTGCCCAAGCAGCCGGTCTGTTCGGTGAACGGACCAAGAGCCTGCTTGAAAAGCTCACGGTCGGAGATTTCGCTCTGACTGAAACGAAACGGCAAGACCTCCAGGCATTCCTAGAGACGTTCTCAGGAATCGACGCCGTGCGTCACGACGCCGAAGCGGTCCTCAGCCACGAACCGAAGAACGTCATTCAGAGCGCGCTCGCTCTGGCAATCGCGCGGCGCAAAGCGCAAGCTCGACGCCACGGAATTGAGGTTTAGCCGAAATCATGTCGATGACCGTTTCCGAAACCCAGCAGGAAATCAAAGACCTTCTCGAAAAGGCCGATCTGCTGGAGAAAAAGTATCCACACCCAGAGAGCATGCCGAACGAGGACCGCGAGCAGGTTCGCAAGCTCTTGGACGACGTAGACGGGCTCGAAGCCAAGCTCGCCACGCTCGAAGACGCCGAATCGCGGCGCAAGCGCATCATGGACACTCGCGCCAAGATGAGCCGCCCCGCACAGAACTCCTGGCGACCGGACTACGGCGACGAAACGCCCGAAGGCAAGATGTTTTCGCCGGGCCGACAGTTCCTTGAGTCACTGGAGTATCGCAACCTCAAACAGTCCGGCGCGCTGAACTCGAACATGAGCCGAGTCGATATCGGCGTGGTGATGGCCGAAGGCACGTCGCTTCTTGAGTGGGCCGGCGCAAGCAAAGCGCTTTTGACTGGTGCTGGCACGGCGAGCGGCCATAGCTTCGTCATCCGCGACCGCCAGCCGGGCTTTCTGGATATTCTCCAGGCTCCGCTCAACGTTATCGACCTGATCCCGCGCACGCCGACCAACTCTGACACCATCGAGTACGTACAGGAAAACACGTTCACCAACAACGCAGCGTTCGTCGCTGAGGCGACCGGCTACACGGCTTCGACGCTCGGCGGTACTGGCCTCAAGCCAGAATCCGCGCTCGCGTACAGCACGCAGCAGGCAACGGTTCGCACGATGGCGCACTGGATTCCTGTTACTAACAGGATGCTCAGTGACGCGCCGGCTATTCGGGGCACCATCGATGGGCGCTTGCTGTTCGGCTTGCAGCAGAAGTTGCAGAGCCAGATCGTCAGCGGTGACGGCACTGGTGAGAACCTCACCGGCATTCTCAACACGGCCGGCGTCGGCGTAGTCAGCAAGGGCACTGACTCGCAGATTGACGCGCTGTTCAAGGGCCGCACGTCAGTCATGTGGACCGGCTTCGGGACGCCGAGTGCGTACGTGCTCAACCCGACTGACTGGCAGACGATCCGCCTCGCACGCGAGACAACGAACACTGCAACGCCAGGCACGTACCTGTTCGGCCCACCGAGCACGACCGGCCAGGACAGCTTGTGGGGTATTCCGGTGGTGCAAGACCCGAACCTTCCGGTCGGCACCGGCCTTGTTGGCGACTTCAATCAGGGCGTAACGCTGTTCGACCGCGAGCAGGGCGCAGTGCGCGTCGGCACGGTCAACGACCAGTTCATCCGCAACATGCAGACGATCCTGGCTGAGCTTCGGGTTGCCTTCGTGGTGTGGCGACCGGCTGTTTTCGTCAAGGTCACTGGCCTCTAGTGAGAGCGCCGCAGCTAAACAGAGTTATCCCCGTTTGGTTGCGGCGTGTTTTCGCTGAGCTACCGGCTGGTGTAGCCGAGCAGAGTAGTTCGGTCCCATCCCGCCAGTCGGTAGCATCTCGACGTTGGCGATTCGATAAAGCGCGTAGAGCACGGCGGGACTACGAAACGAAATGAACACTCCGTGGCTGACTATCGTCGTGCCGACTATCGGTCGGCCTGAGCTATCGCGCACGCTCGACAGTATCGACAAGCAACACGATGTGAGCGCCGTGCAAGTTCTCGTTGTAGCCGACACGTTCGGCGGCAGAACGCAAGAGTTAGAGAAGGCTCGCGTCAGCGTGTTTCAGCGAGGGCCGCGCTATCGGTGGCTAGAGCACGATGGCGGTCAGCATATGGTTGGTCAGCCGCAGCGACAGTACGGCATGGAGCACGCCGCAGGGCAGTGGATCGCGTTTACAGCCGACGACAACATACTCGAAAAGGGCGCGCTCGCAGCGATCTGGCACGAAGTCGCTGCGCTGCCGCATGCGATGCCGATGCTATTCAAGGTGCGCACTTGGCAGGCTGGTGTGGTGTGGCAGCGGCGCGAGTTGCTGCTCGGCAACATCGACGCTGACTGCATGGTCGTTCCGAATATCCCCGAAAAGCTCGGCAAGTGGCACAACGTCTACGCAGGCGACTTTCACTTTGCCGAAGACACAGCGACGTTGTGGGGATACGAGCTTCATTGGGCAGACGCGCAAATCAGCCTTGCGCGGCCAGGAGAAACGGAGTTGTGGTGGCGGTAGCAACGAGCGTTCGGCTCAATATCGGCTGTGGCGACTATGCGCTCAGCGGATATCTCAACATCGACAGTGCTAGCGGCAGCGCAGCTAACTTGCGCTGCACGGTGCCGCCGATTCCGTTTGAGGACGGCGAGGTTGACGAGATTTACGCCGGCCATTTCTTAGAGCATCTCGACTACGACGACGGTCAGCGCTTTCTCGAAGAATGCTACCGAGTGCTCCGACTCGACGGGAAGCTCGGCGTCGTTGTGCCTGACACGCGCGAAATCATGCGGCGCTATCTCGGCAACATGGGCGACTACGGCCAGCATGCAGACGGGCGAATCTTCAAAGTCTCAGACCTTGACGATATCTGCTGCTACTGGCTGTTCAGCACAGTGCAGGCGAGTCACCACAAGTGGGCGTATGACTTGGAGACATTGGCAAGAGCGTTGCAGCGAAACGGATTTCACCTCATCAAAGAGATCGACCGGCTTACTGATCCGAGAGTTGCTACTGGGCAGTGGTATCAGTGCGGTTGGGACGCGGTGAAGTGATGGCGCTCGTCAACTATCCAACGGTTCCGGCGCGACCGCGACCACCGAAACCGAAGCCGCCGAGAAAGCCGCCGAAGAAATGACCGCGCCGCTGTACGTCACGCTCGATGAACTCAAAGACCGCCTGCACGTTACCGACACATCGCAGGACTTCGCGCTAGAACGCGCGCTCGACTCGGCGTGCCGCTGGATAGAGAACGCGCTCGGGCGGCGCTTCTACACGACTGGGCTTTCGGAGGTGCGCTACTACACGGCGTACGACTGCAACTGGGAAGTCCGAGTCGATGACTTGCTCAGCGTGACAGAGCTTGCGACCGACGATGCAGACAACAATACGTACACGACGATCTGGACGCTCGGCACGGACTTTTATCTTGAGCCGCGCAACGCAGTTGTCAAAAACCAACCGTACACGCTGATTCGGCGGTACTGGCCGACAGGGCGCTTCAGCTTGCCGGTATGGAACAACGCGGTACGCGTGACGAGCACGAGCTTCGGCTACTGTACGTTGGACAACTGCCCGCCGGAGATACGCGAAGCGTCGATGCTCATGGCTGAGTCGATGGCGCAGTCGGTGCTTTTGGGGAGTCTGTCGCAGAGCGGCGTTACGTCGTACAAGATCGGCACTGAACTCAGCGTCACGATGGACGCTTCGGCAGCAGCAAACACGCGCGTTGTCGCGCCTCCTGGCGTCAACGCGCTACTCGATCATTTCCGACGCTTCGGCGGCTACGTGTACTGATGTTTTCGTATCAGGCAGCGCTCGATCAGGCGAAGGTGTTGATCCAAACAACGTTCAACACCACCGCATCAGTTCGGCGCAAGCAGGCGGTAGTCGATACGTCAGGCGGCGCGACCAACACGTACGTTGAAGTTGCTTCGCTGGCGTGCTCGTTTTCTCGCTATCAAGTCACGCCCATCGAGAGGGAAAACACGTTTACCGTGCAGACCATCGTTGAGTGGATGTTCGTTTTTCCGTTCGGCAGCGATATCCGCAGCACTGATCGGCTCGTCGTCGGCTCGCGCACGTTCGAGGTTGTCTCTGGCGCGTCCGGCAGCTTGGAAGTCGCCACCCGCGTTCTCGCGCTAGAGATTACGTAAGGAGAGTCGCCCATGAGCGAAGAAGTCGCCGCCCCAACAATGCAGAAAGTCAAGTGTCGTCATTGCGGCAAAGCCTCGGAGCATATGTCAGACGATACCGACTGGCTGTGTCCGAAGTGCGACCACTATCAGGACACGATGGCTTGCCCGGTGTGCGGGCAGCCGACTCGCATCAGTCTGATGCAGGACACGAATTACATTCAGCTAGATGCG